TGTTACTGTTGTGAGCACACCGTATTCTTTAGTGTACATATCTGCATGTTAATATACACGCGTAAGTCATTGATTTTATTAGCTTTTTTGCTAATTTCTGAATTTTTCTGTTTTTTTCAGGGCCCAGCGGGGAAGAGGCCTAAAACTAAGTTACCTACCTTATTTGTCTGTAGGTGAGTAGTCGTCTATCTCTGCTCCTAAAAGCTTGGACAATCGCTCTTTGATGTCGTCCTTACTCATCTGATCTACTGACGCATTGATGTTGATATTCTGCGATCTGTTAATAGATAAACCAGCTAATTGGTTAAGCTCTTTGATGGCTGACACAGCTGCGTTGAGCTGTCCATTCTCATACGCTTGCTCTGTTATCTTCCATAACATACTGCCAGTCTTGGCTGGCGTAATAGCATACTTCTCTCTTAATTCGTCTTGCTTAATCCTTATAGCCTTAACCACGTTCGGATAGTCCTTACCATTCAGGAACTTGTTGGCAGCTTGTGCTGGGAACTCGAAGCCAGCCTTTCGTGCTGCTTCTGTCTGGCCACACGCACCTTCGGTGTAATGCCACACGAATGATGACTGCATCTCAGTCAGTCCGTGCTCGTCATCCTTCTCGAATTGTGTGGGTACATCAACCAACTTCTCTTTGGGTTTTCTTGGTCTTCCTTTTGTTGCCATGTTATTCCTCTATGAACGCCATAAATTTACCGTCATCTAATTTTATTATGGCTATTACGTTTTGTCCCTTCAACTTTCTTATCACACCTGAGTAGTTCTTAACCGATAAAAATACAGTTCTAACCTCAAATCTTTCATCGCTGGTGTTTATTGTAATCGATTCTAATTTACTCATCGTTATCTCTAAACAGTGTAAGGGGGCAGTGTATAGCACTCAAACACTTTCTTGTGGTGTTCTCTCCTATTTGTACTGTAACCATGATTAATAGTTATATATATAATATAGATACACTAATACACTAATAGTAGTAATAGCCCTATAAATAAAGGAAAGTTCGACAGGGTAGCATTTTTTTACTATACCCTGTTCAGTGTACTCACCCCACCCTACTCTACTCATATACATACATTGCTCCATATTACTACACACACGCTCTCTCTCAACACCTCGCCACACAGGGTAGGCTACCCTACTTCCGCCTTATTCTTACACTCAGGCTGGCTCTGATTCCATGGTCATTCAAGACCTGTTTCAGCTTCGCTAATGCTAAATCACCCTCTCGTCTGACGACTTCACCAGCCTCTACAGTAAGAACGTGCATGTAGTCTTTGTTCTGATTATCAGGCAACGACACCATGACCTCTGACTCACACCCCGGACAATGTAAGTTGGTGTACATGACGTAACCGTCATCCTCACTGTCGTGATCTCCACCCCATATCAATTCCTCACTGCAATGCCAACACCTCATATCATCTCCTTTTATCTTTTAGTAACCACCAATCTTGTAGTGCAACTATCATTTTGTGCACCGCGAGTAATGGCATAAGGACCGCGACTGTGACTAAGCCTACGCCCACCATTGTTATGAACAACCACACAGACAGCCATTCTTTAATTATATTCATGCTTCCACCAACCTCATGCCATAATTATTGTGCCCTACAGGAATATCTAATCCTTCTTTTTTTATAAATCGGTTATTTTTAAAAGGCCTGTAGTTCACGTAGTGATGCCATCTATTGAAACGCCACACAACTTTCGCCACATCAGGGTGCAATGCCTGTATCATTTCTGACTTAGGCAAAGTGCCTTCTTTGGCGTAGAACTCTTCGGTGTTGCCACCCTTCACCTTCTGTGTTGTGTTCTTCTCTTGCAGAAAAGCATTGAACTGAACCGTGCAATGGCCATCTTTCAAAACCCTCAATGACAGGTCCGTGTCTTCGTTGTATCTACCCCTCCAACGGTAAGGTATATTGTTTTGTATTAACAGTATTGAATAAATGCGCGTGTTTCTTACAAAAGGTGGCAGAGGTTCTTTGGCTTTCGCAAAAAAATCGTAGTTTAAGCCAGCCAGATAGACATTTTCGTATCGGTCCACAAAGTCTTCGGCTGCTTTTAATATAGTGCCACTGGTAACTTTACACATCAAATTACGATTCAATCTATTAAAAGAAGCAATGTTGTCATCCATTACCCAATGTCTTATAGCTCCTAAATTTATAGAATGGTCCCAACAAAAGTTTCTAGCAGCTCCCGGTCCCTTACCCTTACTGTCACCAAGATCATCGCAAGTGTCATATTCATTTAGATAATGGTTGGGTAACACCAACACTTTTTTTGAATCTATAACAGAAGCATAATTATCGTATTCCTGTTCTTCAACAACAATATAGTAAGGAACAGACATCAACTCTAAAGCCTTGCTTGTGTGTCTTGTTTCCCATCGTCCTTTGGAAACTATATATATGGGGTAACTAGGATTCGTCATCAATATATTTGTATTTAGCAGCTCTACGAAAGGGTGCGTGTGGAAACCATAAGGTTTTTTGTTTTGGCGTAATTTCTTGCTCCATCAATACTTTAAATTTATCAAAGTCTTCTTGGTTTCTAAATCGGACATTAACCTGATGCCAAGGCCTTAAATCTTCTTGTACAAATTCTGGCATACCGTTCCACTCATCTTCACACTTTGCAAAAAACTCTTTTTGTTTGTCTTTACTCATTAATCATCCCCAAATCGCGCGTTAAAACCGCCTGACTCTTCGACAGCGGTGTAGTTAATATCATAGACGTTCTTGCCATTGGTCCTTCGCTTCTCCACACCGCGTTCATGTAAGACCCTAGCGGCTTCTTTAAAGTCTGGCATCCTCGGTGCTTTTATGCCCATGTCTCTCAGTAGCTTAGTCATCTGTACTGGTTTGGTGAACTCGCTATCGAAGTCTACATGCTCCAGCAGTAGGTCCTCTACACTGGATTGTGTGCGGTACATTTCATTCGATTCGTTTAGTAATTCACGCTCATCTGGTGATAGATACCAATTCATCTGGCCCTGTACATACATCGTCTCTTTAACTTCGGCCCACAGTTGTTGCATATTCACATTGTGGTTCACGTCTATATCTTTCACAGCGAGTACCCAAAACCTTCGGTTGCCAGACGTGTCCGTCAAGAACTCTCTAGCGTTGACACTGGCGTAGAAAGCCGTGCGCCTTTGGTAAGTGGTGAAGGCTCGGTCATACGGCAGTCTTAACTCGTCCGTCTTCGCCGTGACAAAAGCTTTCAGCTGATCTATGTCTGACTTCTTAAAAGTGCTCTCAATCTCGCCCAACTCCACTATCCAGTGGCTAACAGCTCGCTTCACGCTGTCCTTATCACTTGGATTCAACGTAGCGCCTTCTAGTAGCCAACCCTTTTCATAATCGCAAAGTCGCTTAAACCACAGCGTCTTACCTAATCCTTGTGCGCCTTGCAAGACCAGTATGCCCTCTGTCGAGACACCTCTTACTTCGTAAGCAGCGGCCACACAACTGATGAGCCACTTCTTCATCAGCATCTCTTTTAGGTTAGCACTGTCGTGTGTAACGATGCTATCCAAGAACCTTTGCATACGGCTCTCGCCGTCCCAAGGGATGCTGTCTATCCATTCCTTAACTGGGTTGTATTCCTTGGCCAATATCTTCAAGTAATCTCTGACCTTAGTATGCGGTATGCCCATATTGATACACCGATCTTCGATCTCGATTAAACTGGCCTCTTCCTTCATGTCAGCGATGAACTGCATGTTAGGTATCTCTATCTCCATTCGTTTCTTAATCACGTTGTAATTCACGTCTACGCCGTGTGTCTGGAGTACGCCACTGATGTTGTCCTTAGTATTCAAGAAGCGTCCACTGGCGTTGCGCTGGAACTCATATTCAACGGGTAGGTCTAACTTGTCCAATGCGGGCAAGAACTCGCCTTGTAGAGCTTCTGTGTCGTTCTTATGGTCATTGTAGTCACCCTGAGTCTGTGGCATGAGCACCTCGGCCCTACCTTTATTCTTGGTTATGTACTGACAGGCCTTAGTCGCTTCCTTCTCACCCGTTTTACTATCATCATTGTCAGCTATGAATACGTGCTTGCGATCATGGAAAAACTCGAACATTGTCTCTGCGACAGGCGTAAGATTGTAAGCATCAAATGACACGATGACTGGCTGTGAGAAGTCAGCGTAAATACTTGCTGCGGTTGCATAGCCTTCGGCATAATTAATTATGGTGCTGGTTTTGAGTATCTCTTGTCCCAAGATAAAAAAGCTACCGCTTTTTTTAGAACCAGTAAGAAACAGTTTTTTGCCATCTTCATCTATGTATTGCAGTCCGACAATCGCCATGCTTTTGTCATATAAAGGTATGACCAACTGGCCGTGTTGATTGACCCTCAATCCATAAGGTAAGACTTTCTTTCTTTCTAAGTAAGGATGTTTCTCACACGGTGTGGCCTTGTCCCATAAATCTTTGGCCTTCTTAGCTGTCTCCAGATGTTTTTTGGTTTGTTTTATCTCAGCTTCTTTTCTGAGCGCTTCGATCTCAGCTCTCTCTTCTTTTGTTATGGTCTGCTTCTTCTTATTCTCTGGTTTCCAATGATGGGTAGGGACATCAGCCGAGGTTCGATAGTCACCCAATCTGCCGTAAGGGACAGATTGATCTAACCACAGCTGATACCACCCTGTGAGCTTACGCTTACCACCGACATTGATGTACGCCCGACCTATTGAGCCATCGATGAGTAAGCCTTTGCTGGGTTCTGGTTCCAACCCGTGTTCAGCTAAAAAGTTGCTGAATTCGTGTTGATAATTTATTGAGAGGGGTTGGTCGAAATTCTTTTTTTTAGGTCGGTTTAGTTTCAGTGACATCAATCATCCTTTTTTTACATTTGCTTAATTTGTATTATTGTGTAAGATACTACATAAATTAATTCAAATAAGCAAACAATATAGGAGACAAATATGAGCTTAACATTAAAACAAGGTGACAATGATTTTGAAAAATTAGAAAAAGGTATCTACCATGCTACCTGTTTCAGAATGGTTGATCTCGGTACACAAGATAACACTTACAAAGGTGAAACCAATAAAAGATTACAGGTCCGACTCGATTTCGAGATCACAGAATCTATAGACCCAGACACCAATGAAGTCAAAATGGCAGACGGTAGACCATTCGGTGTAGGTAAAGAATACACAGCTTCTTTGTTTGAATCTGCAAACCTAAGAAAAGACCTAGAGTCTTGGAGAGGTAAGAGCTTCACACAAGAAGAGCTGGATAAATTAGAGCTGACTGATTTCTTAGGATGCACAGTTAAAATAGAAGTTGGCCTTACACAACAGACAGCAGAATTTGCTGGTGGCAATCCTAAGATTGTTAGACTATCTGAACCACGCAGCGGTATGGAAAAGGTAGCCACTGTAAATCCACAGGTCGCATTTGATATGAGTGTTTACTGTGATGAGTTCAACGGCAACAGTAATGCTGACACCAAAGCCATGTGTGATGTTTTCGATGAAATACCAGCTTATCTACAGAAGAAAGTAGAAGATAGTTACGAATACAGAGCAGCTGTAGAAAAAGGTGAGAATACACCAGCAGAAGAACCAACAGAATCATTAGCAGACTTAGCGTCTAGTAATGATGACGATGATAAGCTACCATTCTAAATAGTTTTCCGTGGGCAGTCCCTACTATCCTTTTTGATCTCACATTCAAACAGGTGCTGCCCACACCTTTCACAACATGAAAACTAAAATAGACATGGTTAATCAACCACCACATTACCAAGGTGATATAGAGTGCATTGATTACATACAACAACAGTTGGGTGACAATTTTAGATACTACCTAGAAGGTACGGCAATTAAATACTTACACCGTTTCAAATATAAAGACAAAGAAATAGAGGACCTACAAAAGAACCAATGGTACGTTAGTAAGTTAATAGAAGAAATAGAAAGATTAGATGCACAGTTCAAAGCAGAACTGATGAAAGAAGCGAGGAAGTTCATTGAGTAGTTTAGAGTACGACATATACAATTTGCCAGCTGCCATTATGATGGAGCACAAAATGTCACAAGAGGTGATACAAACATTAAACGACTACCTAGATGCCAAACTAAAAGACCCATTCAGGAAGTCTTTGAGTGGTGATCTGGTAGGACAGATACACCAAGGTGAACAGCTGTCCATGAACTATGAAACAGAAGAGCTGCATGAATTTAGAACCATGGTTGAAAACTTAGGTGTAGCTTATCTCAGACATTTTGTAGAACAGACGGGCACAATGATAAGGCCCAAGCAAGTGGTCACAGATAAACTTTGGTCGGTTCACTCTTATGAAGGTGACTACAATCCAATACATGACCACCTCACAGCAACACCCATGGGCATAAGTTTTACCACATGGACCAAAGTGCCCAAGC